CACCCCTTCCACATGTTGGGAGTTGCTGGTGTCTTTGGTGGTTCACTGTTCTCTGCAATGCATGGTTCACTGGTTACATCTTCACTGGTTCGTGAAACCACTGAAACTGAATCACAGAACTATGGTTACAAGTTTGGTCAAGAAGAAGAGACTTACAACATTGTTGCTGCTCATGGATACTTTGGTCGTCTGATCTTCCAATATGCATCCTTCAACAACTCTAGAAGTCTTCACTTCTTCCTGGCAGCATGGCCTGTAGTTGGCATCTGGTTTACTGCACTGGGTGTAAGCACCATGGCATTCAACCTCAATGGTTTCAACTTCAACCAGTCCATCATCTCCAATCAGGGTCAAGTCCTGAACACCTGGGCAGATGTTCTTAACAGAGCAAACCTGGGTATGGAAGTTATGCATGAAAGAAATGCACACAACTTCCCACTGGATCTGGCTGCTGCTGAGTCCACTCCTGTTGCCCTGACTGCTCCTGCAGTTGGTTGATAAAATAGAATAAGTTAATGAGGGTCTTATGACCCTCTATTTTTTTCTGTCCCTTTATTAAGTTTTGTATGGAGTATTTTGAACAGACTTCCACTGAACCTTACGACAGACACACATATATGTTAGTATGTGACAGTGGCAAACAATCAAAAACCTTTGAAGATTATGAACAGTTGAGAGCATATTGGTTTCAGTCTGCTCATAACTGGAATGATTGTCAGGTAAATGTATTAGACAGAAAACAAAACAAAAAAAATTCAAATGGAGGTTTTAAATAGTCATGGTTGCTTCAACTTTAACTCAACAAAAGAGGGGATGGTTTGATGTCCTTGATGACTGGCTTAAACGCGATCGCTTTGTATTTGTGGGTTGGTCTGGAATATTACTTTTTCCCACTGCTTATCTTGCCATTGGTGGCTGGCTTACTGGCACAACTTTTGTTACGAGTTGGTACACCCACGGGCTTGCTAGTTCCTATCTTGAGGGTGCTAACTTTCTTACAGCAGCTGTCTCGACGCCTGCTGATGCTATGGGTCATTCTCTTCTTCTACTTTGGGGTCCTGAAGCTCAGGGCAACATCGTCAGGTGGTTCCAACTTGGAGGACTTTGGGCCTTTGTTGCTCTCCATGGTGCCTTCGCTCTAATTGGTTTCATGCTTCGCCAGTTTGAACTGGCACGTCTCATTGGTATTCGTCCCTACAATGCTATTGCTTTTTCTGGTCCTATTGCTGTCTTTGTTAGCGTCTTTCTCATATATCCTCTGGGACAGTCGTCCTGGTTCTTCGCGCCATCGTTTGGGGTTGCCGCTATTTTCCGCTTCCTACTTTTTCTCCAGGGATTCCATAACTGGACGCTCAACCCATTCCACATGATGGGTGTAGCAGGTATCCTGGGTGGTGCTCTTCTATCTGCCATTCACGGAGTAACTGTTGAAAACACACTCTACCAAGATGGTGAACAAGCAAACACCTTCAAGGCATTTGATTCCACACAGGAAGAAGAGACTTATTCAATGGTCACTGCGAACAGATTTTGGTCGCAAATCTTCGGTGTTGCTTTTAGTAATAAGCGCTGGCTTCATTTCTTTATGCTCTTTGTTCCAGTTATGGGACTCTGGGTTTCCAGCATTGGGATTATCGGTCTTGCTCTCAACCTTCGTGCTTACGACTTTGTTAGTCAGGAGATTAGAGCAGCTGAAGACCCTGAGTTTGAGACTTTCTATACCAAGAATATTCTCTTGAATGAAGGTCTTCGTGCTTGGTTGGCACCTGCTGACCAACCACATGAAAACTTTGTCTTCCCTGAGGAAGTTCTTCCAAGAGGTAATGCACTGTAATTTAACTGGGGTAATCAAATGTTAGCAATCGTCTACTTTGCTATATTTGCCTTGATTATGGGAGGTGCATTTGCTATGATGTGGGCAAACATTCAGGCTATTAATTTAGAAATGAATAAACCCAAACGCCCACGTCATCCAGAAGCACCTAATCCAGGTGAAGAAGTGATGTATGTTGATGTCTCTCAAATGAATGGCAAACAATTTGCTGAACAAAAAGAGAGATTAGAAGATCTTTTCAAACAAGATAACTAATATATAAGGGGTCAATTGACCCCTCTTTTTTTTATGTACACAGTTTACAATTACATTGTTGCATTTTGGTCTGTGGTTGTGATGAACTGTATTCAACCAGTCAATTGGAAATATTGTTTACCAGTTCATGAATGGTTGATACCTGAATTAAAGCAAGGCATTGAAATATACTTTGACAAACAGCATAAAATGTTGTATAAATCAGAGAGGGATTATCTTAAATCAATCAAATGAAAATTTTCCTGGATACAGCAGATACAGATACTATTAGAAAATATTTTGAGACTGGATTAGTTGATGGTGTCACTACAAATCCTTCATTGATTATGAAGGCAGGTAGAGTTCCTGATGATGTCTATCAAGAAATTAAAGATATTGGAGTGACTGACATCAGTATGGAAGTCATGGGTGATGCAAATGAAATGTATAATGAAGGACTTCGTCTTGTAGATAAATTTGGTAGTGTATCAACTATTAAAGTTCCCTGCACCAGAGAAGGGTTGAAGGCTTGTAGGGCATTCTCTGAGGAAAAGATCAGGACCAATGTCACACTCATCTTCTGTGCTGCTCAGGCAGTCCTTGCTGCCAAGTCTGGGGCAACCTATGTCAGTCCCTTTGTAGGCAGGTTAGATGACCAGTCAGTGGCAGGTCTGGAGGTTGTCAGAAGCATCTCTGAACTGTATCGTATCCATGGTATCAGGACAAAGGTTTTGTCTGCCTCTATCAGAAGCGTGCAACGTGCCATCAGGTCATGGTATAATGGTGCTGAGATTTGCACCATGCCACCTAAAGTCCTTGAGCAAATGTATGATCATATCCTTACTGACAAGGGTATGGATATTTTTGAGAAGGATTGGCAAGAAGTAGTGCAATCTAATTTTGTTCCAGTGAGTAACATCCTATGATTGACATTAATGCTGCAATTGAAAAACTTGGTTGGGATCTTGAAAATGATGAGATTGATGTAGAGATTGGTGGAACATCAGTCTCTGGAATTGATGTTGGTGAAGTTTACAATAAGAAGTGGCAGTCACCTAAAGGTACTCGTAAGTACAATAAAGATGCCTTTATTATTATTAAGAATCAATCACGTAGAGACCTGACTAAATCACAACCAATGAAAGAATTCAAACCTCATCATGGTTGAACATGTAGTAATAAATGAGAGGAAAGAAGTATGGTTTAAGGGTGACTATCCAACCTGTATGGCATACTCTCAAATTGTTGATAAAAAATATCCTGGTTACAAAACTTGTATTTGTTCCTGGGATAATTTTTATAAATTAAAAAAAGATCCATCATATAGGAGCACATTTGATGTTTGAAACTTATAAGGTCTATTCTAAGAATGGATGTCCTTATTGCACTAAGGTGATTCAGGTGTTAAGATTGGCAGAACTACCATTTGTTGAGTATAAAATGGGTAGAGACTTCACTAGATCAGAATTCTATACTGAGTTTGGACCAGGTTCTACATTTCCAAGAGTTAAGTTGGAGGAAAAATTAATTGGTGGATGTAGTGAAACAGTTAAATATCTCAAAGAACAAAATTTAGTTTGATGGATGATTTTGCACACTGGGAAATGTATGACATTCTAGAACATACAATTGATCATGCTTTCAAGGGTAAGTTCATGCTCAACATGTATCAATATCTTAAAGGTATCAAAGCAACAAAGAGAGATGTAGAAGAGTTTATCAATTCTCCTACTGCTCTTGAAATCAACAGTCTAATCCTTGATCTGGAGGATTATATGGAAGGAGGTAATGACTCCAATCACAAACAGTTGAGAGAAGCTTATGGGCATCTTGGTAAACCAGAAGCACGTAAGATAAAAAATTATTTGTATGAGATTCTACAGGATGCTTGGAAGTATGAGCAAGAAAAGAGACCAGGAAGAAAAAAGAGAAGGACCTCTAAATAAAACTACAAGTGATCCAACCCAGATTAATCGTGGTGTGGAATTACTATTAAGAAAACGGAGGAAGAAGACAGTTCCAAAGACTTTTCAAGTAAGGTTTGGAAATATGCTCTCTTTCTTCAACAGAGAAGTAGAGTTTTATTTTCACTTCTGCTTGGACTTCAGAAAAAAAGATCCAGGAGAGTAAAATGTTAGCAGTTACTTTGACCCTTTCTTCAATCATTTCAATTTTATTTCTTATTGTAGGTGGTGTAGTAGGATATCTTCTAAAGGAATATGTCTATGAGAGAAACTCAACATACATCCCAACACATCCAGAAATGTTTGATGAAAATGGACAACTTATAGCAGATGATATTCTTGCTGTTAGATTTGAAAACCCAGAGGACTTCTCTGAGACTGAATAAATAACCACACTGACTTGATTAAACATGACAACATCTACAAAACTTCCACCCAATCCATTTCTTCATGAGATCTTATCTCTTGCAAGCAAGCAAAGAAGCAAAGCAAAGAAGATTGAAGTTCTCAAAGAATATGGATGTGATGCATTGAAAGCTGTATTGATTTGGAACTTTGATGACACTGCAATTAGTGTCATGCCTGCAGGTGAAGTTCCTTTTAATAAGAATGAAGCACCTTTAGGTACAGATCACACCTCTCTAAGAAAAGAGTGGAAAAATCTTTATCACTTTGTAAAAGGTGGTAATGATTCTCTCTCTAATATTCGTAGAGAGAGTATGTTCATTCAACTCCTTGAAGGTCTTCATCCTGATGAGGCTGAGATTGTCTGTTTGGCAAAAGATAAACAACTTGAATCAAAGTACAAAGTGAAAAGTGATATAGTAAAGGAAGCATTTCCTGATATTCAGTGGGGAGGTAGACTCTGATGAGTATTAAAATCTTACATGAAGCATGTGATCCTGAACTTGCTAATGATAAAAAACTCCCTTACACATCTTACCTTGTACAATATCTTGTAGAAGGACAGGTGACTTATGATGTCACTAACTGTGGTAAAAGGGTTGATCTTTTTGATTTTTACTATGATAAGTATAAAAAAGATTTCATTAGATTTGATCAGACTGAAGGAAGAATTAATCCTAAGATGTGGGGTAATAAAGGTCCTGAGGAAAAGAAAAAATGAATGCTGATGAAGAATTAGAAAGACAAATTAACTCTATTATTAGGGATGAAATTCAAGATGTAATCAATGACTATGTTGATGCTAAAGAAAATACAAAGAAAGCAGGTATTGGATTTGTAGAGAATGAAGACAAACTAAAGGTCAACATCTCAAAAGGTGAGGTTGATAAACTAATCAAGCAATATAAAAAACTTAAGAAGCAAGAGAAATCTAATCTCTCACAAGTTAAAAAACTTGGTTTAGTTGATAAGAATGGCAATCCCTTAAAATAAATACATCAAAGGCAATAGTTCTAAATGCTATCTACAAAATACAGACTCAGACTTGAGTTTATCTGCTCACGCATTGTTAAGGGTGAGGAAGTAAATCTTGAAGATATGATCTGGGCAAACAAGTTAGCTAAGTCTAATAAAAGTGCTTATGAAATGTTGAATAAGGCAAGAAGAATTGCTATGAATCCTGATGTTCCTGATGGAGGACTTGATGATTTTATGATACAGATGGGACTGGGGGATCCTGACCCATCTAATCATACAAAGGGATTCCAAGATACAGATGAGATAGCAGAATGGTTTCACCAAGATAGAACAGATGATTGGAGGCAGCATGACTGAGTTTGATAAGATCACACCTCAAACATACATTGATATGAATAAAGAGTTTGTTGAAGATGGAACCATGGTGAGAATTGAAGTTCCTACACAGGATGTAATTGATAGATGGAAAGAATGGAAGGATCCACATATGCATGAAAGAACTGTGAAACCTGCAGATATGGTTCAGGATATGTGGGATGCTATTGGGGGAAGACCATGCAAGCATTAGTATATTCTAATAACAGTCAAGAGTGTGAGAGAGCAAAGCAACTTTTAGAAAGTCTTGGACAAGATATCAGAGAATTTTTATTAGATGTAGATTTTACAGATAAACAATTTAGAGCAGAGTTTGGGCAGGCAGCAGAGTACCCACAAATTTCTGTTGGTCTTAATCACAGAGGTAGTCTGAAAGAAACTCTTAACTTTTTAAAAAAGGAAGGAATGTTCGTGTAGATACAAAACTGTATCATCAAACACACTTGACAGATATATAGTTATAGGTTATCATTTACCTGTCGTTCATCTCAAAAAGAGACGCAAGTAAGTCGCGGAACGGAGCGTTCATCCCATGGTAGATTTCCTTTTATATTCTAGTCTGTTATGTGAAGATGCTGATGCTATCATGCTCAGGATTAAGCAGAATGAAGACCTGAATAATATTGTTAAATTGGAACTTATTAATACTATTGAGGATTCAACCCCTCATTGTCCATGGGACGCAAACGACTAAAGGAACGGGTCTAAAAATCCAACTACTTTAGGAGTACAATCATGAACACACTCAATCTCATTCGAAAGCAGATCAATAAGGCTGCTGCTCTGCATAATGCTCAAATCACTCACACTACATATCGTGGTGTTGAGTATGATACACGTTGTGTAGAGTCCAAAGAGACCCATGGTACATTCTGTTATCGTGGAAAATTCTATGTCAAGTGATTGACTTACACATATATAATTGCTAGAATGGGAGGGTGACCTCCCATTTTTTTATGGAAAAGGATAAACTAAAACAGATAGTCAGTAAGCTTAAACTACTTGTTGATCAGTTGGAATCAGAGGTTTATTCTGATCCAACAGCATATAGCACCACTTCAACTAAATATGATATCCCAATATCAGACTATGATGAGGTATTCAATGATGACGATGGTTATCCAGATTAATCATGTATGAAGAACTAAATTGTTTTGAAGAAGCACTGAAACACTTTGGAACAAGAGTAGAGTTTACCATTGCTATGGAAATGAGTAGACGTATTACTCCAGAAGAAGCATATCAAATTATCAAAACTGAACTCAAAGATTTAAAAAAAGTTAGAAAAGCAGAAAAGAAATGACAGCAACACTTATTTCAGTTACCCCTGATGCAGAGAAGCATATTGCTTACTGTGCTAGGGTAAGCAACCCTTCTAACCAGGGCAATGATTCCTTTGAAGGTCTTATCAAGTATTGCATCAAACATAAGCATTGGAGCATCTTTGAGCAAGCATTCTTGACCATTGAATTGGAAACCACCAGAGCAATTGCAGCTCAAGTGCTGCGTCATAGGAGTTTTACATTTCAAGAGTTCTCACAAAGGTATGCTGACTCTACAGTTTTAGGAGATAAAATCCCTCTACCTGAATTGCGTAGACAGGATACTAAGAATCGTCAGAACAGTACAGATGATTTGGATCCTTTTCTGAATCAGAAATTGCAGATTCAAATGCAGACATTGTTTGATTCAGCAACAGCACTTTATCAGCAGATGCTTGAGTCTGGTGTGGCAAAGGAATGTGCTCGTAATGTGCTTCCTATGTGTGTACCAACCAAGATGTACATGAGTGGTTCAGTGCGATCATGGGTTCATTATATTGATCTGAGGTCTGCTAATGGTACACAGAAAGAACACATGAACCTTGCAAATGAGTGTAAGGCAATTTTTGTAGAGCAGTTCCCTGTCATAGCATCTGCTCTTGACTGGTCTTAATAAATAAACACACAACTGAGGTAACTTTATGGCAACATACCCTGTTCTTAATAAAGAAACTGGTGAACAAAAAGAAGTCAAGATGAGTGTTCACGATTGGGATCAGTGGAAGGTTGATAATCCTGAATGGGAAAGATACTTTACTGCTGAAAATTCGCCAGGTCTTGGAATTGAGGTTGGTGAGTGGAGAGATAAACTTGTTAATAAGAATCCTGGATGGGGTGAGGTTCTTAAGAAAGCTGAAAAATCTGGAGGTATTTCAGGGAGATTAGCAAGAACCAGAAATCTGGGTACAACTCAAGGTAATGATTAAATATTATGCCAAGAAAAAGTAAGACTGGAATTGGAAACACTGGTAATCCAGTGCCATTTGGAATGAGTAATAAAGCTATGAAAAGGAAAAAACCAATCAATCTAGATTATATCAAGAAGATTGAAGCCTTAACTGACAATCAACAGATTTTCTTTGATGAATATGCAAAGGATCAACATACTGTTGCCTATGGATGTGCTGGCACTGGTAAGACCTTTATCACCCTCTATAATGCCCTCCAAGATGTCTTAGACCAGAAGACACCTTATGAGAAGATCTACATTGTGAGGTCTCTTGTGCCCACCAGAGAGATTGGATTCCTCCCTGGAGACCATGAGGACAAATCAGATATCTACCAGATTCCCTATAAGAATATGGTAAAGTATATGTTTGAGATGCCTGATGACAATGCCTTTGAAATGCTGTATGCTAACCTGAAGGCACAGGGCACTATTAGTTTTTGGAGCACATCCTTCATCAGAGGAACAACTTTTGATAATTCAATTCTCATTGTTGATGAATTTCAAAACTTAAACTTCCATGAACTTGACTCAATTATTACAAGGGTAGGTGAAAACTCCAAGATTCATTTCTGTGGTGATGCTACCCAAACTGACTTGGTTAAGACTGGTGAGAAGAATGGAATTATTGATTTCATTCGTATTCTTAAGAACATGCCTTCATTTGGTATGGTTGAATTTGGACCAGAAGACATTTGTAGAAGTGGTCTGGTCAAAGAATATATTGTAGCAAAACACGAATTAGGTATGTAATGTTCACACATGTTGAAGTTGATTATCCCACCCTATCAAGACAAACTATTGATGGGGTTAGATATTATGATACACCAAATGGTAAGAAGTTAGTTTCTATTACCTCTATTATTAGTCATTACCAACGTGAAATCTTCAGGGAGTGGAGAGCAAAGGTTGGAAATGATGAGGCAAATAAGATTACTAAACAGGCAACAAGCAGGGGCACAGATATGCACACCTGCTCTGAATACTATTTGAAGAACCTTGATATCCCTAAGGTTCAACCTCTATCAGAAATGTTATTCAAGCAGGCAAAACCTACTCTGAATAAGATTGATAATATTCATGCACAAGAGCAAGCACTGTTCAGTTATGAACTTGGTGTTGCTGGTAGTGTTGATTGTATTGCTGAGTACATTGGTGAGTCAGGTGAATCTGAACTTGCTGTGATTGATTTTAAAACCAGTAAGAAACCCAAACCAAGGGCATGGATTGATAGTCATTTTGTACAATGTGCAGCTTACGCTTGCATGTTATATGAGATGACTGGTATAATGGTGAAGAAGTTTGTTATTATTATGTCATGCGAGGATGGAGAGGTAAAAGTTTATGAGGAGTATGATAAGCGCAAGTACATCAACTTACTCTCCAAATATATTAGAGAGTTTGTTGAATATAAACTATCAGATTATGCCACAGTCAACTGAAGAAAGCATCAACAAACTTATTGAGAATAAGTTTTACTCTTCAAAGAAATTTGCTGAAGAGATAGAGAAGATTGCGCATGAAAATAAAGACATGTCTTATATTGATGCAATTGTTTTCTTCTGTGAGAAGAATAGTGTGGACATTGAATCAGTTCCAAAGTTGATGTCCAAACCCCTAAAAGAAAAATTGAAGTGTGAGGCAATGGAACTGAACCTCCTCAAAAAAACTAGTCATGCTAAACTCCCATTATGATTCCAAAAGTGACTCCATTTGATGCATATAAATCTTACCTTGGTTTGAAGAATCACTTTACAAAAGAAAAATATGATTACCATAGATATGGTGGTAAATCACGTGCTTCATTAGAAAGTTTTTACAAAAGACGTGACAGATACTTCTTTGAAAAACTAAGTAGACAGAAAGATGATGCAGAAGTGGTTGAGTTTTTTGTTAGTAATTTTGTCAGTTGTGATGATCCGCAGTCTCTTTGGATTGGAGAAATCGTCAGAAATGGAGAACAAAACTACACAGACTGGAAGAAGAGATTACAATCCCTGAATTATACATTTAAATCTGAAGTTGAAAATGTTTTTTCAGGAAAGAACTTTGATGAGATGTTTCACATTGAAGGTACAAAGCATCCACAAATTGTGAAAGAACACCTTGGTAAAAACATCTCTCTAGAATCTCTTGTTCTTTTAAATAAAGTTATAGGATTTAAAAATAACTTTGATAAAAAACTAGATGACCCTGTATGGAAGTTTCTGTCTATGAGAATGTCTAAGTATGATTCCTTCCTACATATTGATGTAATTAAATATAGAAAAACACTTAAGGAGATTATTATCCATGCTTGAAAATTCTACTGTACTTGAAAATCTGATTAATCAAAAAGGTGAACTTGAACGAACACTGGAAGGAACCAGAGAAATGTATTTGAAAATTGTAGGAGCAATTGAAATTCTTCAACAGATTGAAGAAACAAACAATCCTACACCACCTGCTGAGGATGCTGAGCAAGAAGAGGAAGTATGAGCTTCTTTGATTCAGAATTTGTTCAGAAGGAGATGCAGGATATTACTGCACTCCAGGAAAAAATTTATGAAAGTGTGTTCAAGTTCCATACTATGTCTACTCAAGACAAACTTGAACACATTGACATACTGGAAGAACTCCTACAGAAGCAGAAAATTCTTTACACCAGACTTAGTTTGTCTGATGACCCTAAAGCAAAACTAATGAAGGAGAATATCATGAAGGAGGCAACAATGATTGGGTTTCCTGCAGATGTTGACTTGACTACTGTGTTTTCTAATATGAATGCTATGATTGCTAACATGAAGAAGACCATTGAAAAGGAGGGTTGACTTCCCAGTCTAAATACCCTATATTGAGGCTGCCTGATCCTCTACCAAGCTAAAGGACACAGACCAAATACAACTAATACGGAGAATACAATGTCTTTTAAAGACCTTAAAAAGCAGTCTTCCCTTGGATCACTGACTAACAAGTTGGTGAAAGAAGTAGAGAAGATGAACAACACTGGTGGAGGTGCAGATGATCGCCTTTGGAAACCAGAAATGGACAAGTCAGGCAATGGGTATGCAGTAATTCGCTTTCTCCCTGCCCCTGAAGGAGAAGATCTTCCTTGGGTAAAACTCTTCTCTCACGCCTTCCAAGGACCTGGTGGATGGTA